ATGTTGTCGAATGGCTCCTTTTTCTTCTGCATGTCTCCGAGCATCAAATTCTGTTGAATGTTCGCCGTCTGGTTCTGTAAGCCATGAGCTTTCCATTTCTTCGAACTCTTCCATGTTGTTCATATAGGGCCTTTCTGATTGAAGCCACTCCGATATGTTTTTAAGAGTCAGCTTTACAACATCAAACTTTTTTGATTGAAGAAGCTTTCCTTCAAGTGAACCATAAACGTTGCCACCTTGAATCGAATCATAGGCAACAATTCCCTTTCTCTTGAGATGATCAAATAATCTTGCCTCGGTACCATAAACAATTTCACTCATTAAGTCTTTTGCGAAAGCAATAACTTTTTTTTGTTCTGATAAAACCATAATATCGATGTCATTATGATCAAAGATCATAATGTCGCCATTAAGAGTGGCCCGAGCATTCAGTCGAAATTCTGAAATAACGGGACTCTTAATATCAACTTTTATAGGTTTGTCTGGTATATTAACCCTGATTCCCGGTTGTTGAGTATTAACATTAATGTTATCTGTATCTGATACATTTACATTCATTTCTAAATCTGTTAAGCCAATTTTCATTTTTTAAACACCTCATAAACAAGATCTTGAATATAAAATACTTCTTTTACCACTTCTTCTGTTATTGGAGTTTTACTAAAAGACTGTAGCTTCTCATGTATCTGCTCCATTTTATCAGAATATTTAACGCTTTTGTTCTCTGAGATTTCTTTTTTAAGTCGGCCAATTTCTTCATTAAGAAAGCATTTAAGCCCCAAGCCATTGTCAGAAAAAGAGATGATGTAATTCGTCAATAACGTTTTTTGATTTTCCCTAAGAGAGTTTTTGTAGGTATCGTTGAACCTCTTTGTGAACATTTTATATGTCAAATTATCAACATGCTTCATCTCTTCTTCTTTTTTGCTTGAAGAAGAGATTAGTCTGATCATTTTTTCTTCAAGCAAAACCCTGCTCATAGGATCATCGATTTTATCAGAATTTAAAAATTGCCAAGCTGTTGCAATGTCTTTAAAGTTGGAAACGAAATTAGAGAAAACATGTTTAGACAAAACCTCATTTACTTTTTTAATAAGGTTGGTTTGGGCATTGAATATTTCTTTTTTATCAAGCGAACCGTAGCTTTTTTTAACTTCAAAAAGAAATTTTTCTCCCAATTCATTCGGAATATCTTTAGATTCGACAATTGTGCTTATTAAATCTTTTTCTTTCTTTAAGATGGTACCAGAAAAAAACTCTTTAAGAATCTTTAGACATTTCTTTCTTTTATCTTCTTCTTTTCTAACAACAGATTTGATGTATTCTTTAATTAAGACTTCATAAAGAAAAGCGGTATTTCTTTTCTTATTGTGTTTCATCTTCATTTGTTTTCTCCGATCTTTCTAAACTTTCAATTAGGTTATTTACTTGATGGCTGATAGTAAATAGTTGCCGTTCCTCTAAAACGTTAGAGGTTTCAGTAGTCTCTGTTATTCCACGACCCAAACTTTTAAGACCATCAGCATATCCGGGAAAATAAGAACGAGTTGTACCTACTTCGGGGCCTGCCCAAGACTTAGTATGTTTTTTTCTCCCTCCTTTTCTATAAGAAGATTGGTGACTTTGATAAGGCCCTCTAGTATAATCCTTTCCATCAGGTCTTTTCCATTTGAATTTATCATCTCTTTTGGCTGGAGGTTCCGCTAGTAAAATTTCTTCCTCTTCCCCACCACCGGCTTCCTCCCCACCAAGATCCATTTCATCGCCACCAAGATCCATTTCATCGCCACCAAGATCCATTTCATCGCCGAGATCTGCCATTCCCGCTCCGACATCTCCGGCTTGCTGTACTTCACCAGAAGCTTCAAGACTCGCTGCAAACTTCTTATCAAAAAATTGTTCTCTTTGACAACGAAGGAATTCTTCTTCGGATAATCCGAGCATATGTTCAGCCACCCACCGTTTGCTAAAATAACCCTCTGTTGCTGCACCAGCAGCGTCGAACTTGGTCTTCCAGTGTTCAAGCTCTTGAAGTTCTGCGATTTTCGAAGGGTTGTTGAGCCCTAGCTTGAACCCAAGAAGATCATCTCCCTTGTATCCTAAAGTATAGAGATGGATGATTCCAACTTTTTCAAGCTCAGAAATAACAACTCTTTGAAGTCTCTGAATAGTTCTTGCAAAACGAATGTCTTTTTGTGCCAATGTTGTTTTATCCTCAGTTGCCCCCTCGCCCATAGTAAGGTAAGATTGTGGGATTTTAATGGCTGCGAAAAGTTTATCTCGGAGATATTTTACATCATCAACAGTTCCTGTGAATTGGCCACCAGTCAAATTTTCAATCTTAGTGTTTGTCGCTCCGCGAACGGGAACATAATAATCTTCCTCAATTGACATTGGATTATAACGCAGATCAACTTTTCCGGTCGATGCATCAGCAATTTGATGGCGCTTCATTTGGGTCATAACCTTTTGCATATATTGTTCTACATCTTGCGGTGCAATATTACCAACGTCAACATAGAAAACTCTGCGTTCTGGTGATCGAACAATCCGATAAGCCATCATAGCGTCTTCAAGCAATGTAAGCTGCCTCCAGATCCGTCTGGATGCCTCCAAAACAGATGTTCCATACGGCATATGTTTATCATTACCAAGCACTCTGAAATGAGCTAGTTGCCAATTTTCCAAGGTCAAGCCACCAGTATTCCATTGAAATTGAACATAATTGGGATTTGCCTCATCCTCTCCTTCGAGCCTTTCAACTTCTTGCGGAGGTAGCCCAATTACATTTCGAATTCCCATATTTTCATCAATGTCCAAATAAAGAAATAGATCTCCATATTTGCACATTGTACGACACCAACCGAAAAGATTATAATCAATATTAAGAATGTTGTGATACAATGTATCTAAAACAGATTTAATTTCTTCATTCGGACATTTGATAGTTAACATTGGTTGCAACATTGAATGAGTGGTCATCTCGTCAGCGTAAATGTCTAGAGCAGAAGCCAGTTCCGGCATATATTCCATTTGATCAAAATCGACATAACGCTCTGCCCTGTTTCTGTTTGAAATCATGTTAGCAGCTAGAACATTCATAGGGTTATATTCAGTCTTTTTAAACTGTTGTCCGGAAGCTGATTTAAACCATTTGGAATAAATATCCAAATGCCTTCTTCTCAATTGTCTTCCAGTTTGTGTTCTTCTGTTAATAATCGGACCAGAAAACAATCTAGTCAAAGCCTTAAAAAGCTTTGTTTCCTCATTATATGGGCTTCTTCCTTTTCTTATTCCTTTTGGCATTTATTTAACCTCTAAAAATCCATGCGAATTCTGTTTGTTGTTTTATTGTTTCTTCTATTTTCTTTTGTTTTTTTACATCTTGATAGCCATCCATTCCTTCAATGGCTGTGTTCATCATGCGCGAGCTTGTGAACATCCCATCAAGCATAGCTTTTTTATATTCCACATCTCTTTCATTAACTTGTAGCGCGGTGTCTCTGACCCAACACCCTATAGCTAAAGCCATTACAAGATCATCATTATAACTTCTCATTGCTTGTGGTTTCCCGTTTTTCCAAATAAAAGTTTTCAATTCATTAAACAATCTAACAGAATTTGTTCTAATTAGCTTATTTCGTATGAATTCTTCCAATTTGGCGACAATGAGAGGTCTTGTTTTTGTTGTTGTAGAGAACCCGGGCAATGCTTTTGTATTGTGTTCGGCTTCCAAGGCATCAATGTATTCATGAGAAGATTTCAAAGAATAATAAAGATTTGGATATTCTAAATCTTTTAATTTTTCTAAAACAGAGATCCCAATACTATTGTTCTCAACAACAAGAAGACAATTACCAAACTCCTTTCCTATGCTACAAAGGAAGGTTGAGTAAGTATCTAGATTTGGTTTTCCTTGATACTCTCCTATGATCTCCATGGTTTCAAGCTTTATAATGTGGAAAACCGAGTGATCAGTACCATCACCACGTGCAACATCAGCAGTTAACAAGTAAGTGAAATTTGGATCGTATCTTTCCCAAAGCCAAAAATTTCTATCATATCCGGTTCTATAGATTGGATCTCTAATATTGTTAAAAATAATTTCCAAATCATCCGGATGTACAACAGTTTCTCCAGAAGCATTAAAAGAACACTCGAGTTCTTGAGCGATTTGCCTCTTTGACATATTCCTTGTTTCTTTTTCAAACCAAGCTTGATCTCTATCCGGATGAGTTTGCCATGGCAAATTGATTGTATGAAATTCGTTGTCATCTGCTATGGCTTCTGTATAGATTTTATGAAACCAGTTACCAACTCCATTAGGGGTGGACAAAGCTATACATCTCCCACCTGTCGACAAGGTAGGGTAAATAGACGTCCAAATGTTATTCATGTTTTCAATATGGGCAGCTTCGTCGAGAACCAAAAGAGAAAGAGCCTCCGAGCGACCAGCATCTGTGGAAGTTGAGGAGGCTTTGATGATTGAACCATTTGAAAGCTCAAATGAAGTTCTATTGTCTATAATAATTTCTGAAATCTTTATCCACTCGGGGAGATTCTTCATGGCCATCTTAACCTTACGAACAAGGTTTGTGGCCGTACTCAGTTTGGTTGCCAAAATGAGAATGTTTTTCTCTTTGTGAAATAACATAAACCAAACACAATATGCCGCAACAAGGGTCGAAAGACCAAGTTGTCGTGCCTTGAGAACAACGTTGAATCGATAATCGTTAAAATCAACAAGACAATCTTCTTGGAAAGGATATGTTCTAAAAGGGATTCTCCCTTTCATTGGGTGAGATATTAGGCAATAATTGTTAATGAAATAAGACGGATTCTTACCAGATTGAATAATTTCCTTTATAATTTGTTTTTTTGTTAATTGAAATGACATTCATTACTTTTGGTTTGCGCCTTTCTTATATGTTACATTTTGAGGACGCTTTGCTTGATGACCACCCATTTCTAGAAACTTGCGAATAGCATCATCCACCTTTCTATTCTCCGAGCCTTTGGCAAGAGAGAAGTCGTCTTCCTTAACGCCTGAAATACTATAGTGTTGCTTTGCATTAACAAAAGAACGGATCCGAGAAGTGCTTTGAGCAATGATATCCGGATCTCCTTGTTTTGTCAAAGTGATAGAATTTCCTGTGATTGCTTTATATTCCTTTTGAAGAAACTTCTTAATCTCATTAAGCTTGCGAGCAATTTCATCTTCGAACCCACCACCATAAATCTCTTTCAATTGAATGTCTGATTGGTAAGTAATACACATGCTATCGTTGTAAAACTTAACACCAAAACCATCCATAACTCTTTTATCTAAAATAGGATCACCTTCTTCTCGCGAAATTCCTACCTTGCGAACCTCTCCATCATATGAGTAGCGTTCGTCGTGAGCGCCATCATAAGCATTTGCGGCTGCTTGTTGCAACCCTTGAATGATTTCTAGAATATTTGATTTAGCCATTGTTTGGTCTCCAGCCTGTTTTCCATCTCTCTTCTCTACCTTCCACCCATTGAATGTAGCACTTTTCACAACAATTAAACTTTGACATATAAACATCATCATTTGATTTAAATGAATAAATACTGCAAACTGGACACGAACGAGATGAGTTCTTATTAATTAGTTTTCGTGGAACAAAAACGCCACTTACTTCAACTTTGTCTAAATCTTCTTCGCGAAGCTCTTTATGATAAACTTCTTTAAGTTGAATTAGATACTCTTGTTCTTTTTGAGCAGTCCAATCTTTCTTCGGATGTTGGGTTGCTTTTTCACCATATTTCTTCTGTATTTGTTGTTCTATTTTGACAACATAATTTGGATCTTTCTTGGGCATTACATCGACAGCAAAACATAAAATACTGAACCGACACCGGCAACAAAGCCAACCCCTCCTCCTATTGCAGCAACAACCGGAAGTGTCCATTTCTTGTTTTTATGTTTTTTCATAAGATAATCATTTTCTGCTTTGAGGTCTCTCATGAGTTTCTCGTTTTCGGCAATGGCAATTTCACAACTATATGTGGTTTTTGCTTTGGTGATCTCAACAGACTTGTCGATCATTGCTCTACACATAGCTTCGCTAAGATGCTTCTTTGCAACGATCTCAGCCACAGCCTCGTCATTAAGCAGCCTGCCGGCAAACGGAGCCTGTTGGCCTTTATCAATGTTTGTGAATTGTGGTTCGGCTGTCGCAACTGACAGCATTAATAATAACAGCATTAAATCTCCTTAATTCCGAATTCTCTTTCCAATATCTTATCAAGCTCATCCGGGTTGTTTTTTGCTTTCTTAAGAAGTTTTTTGACTTCCTTCTTTTTCTTTTCGGTCTGAATGGTTTTAAAATTTTCGAACTGCTTGTCGGCTTTCTTTACTGATTCTTCATACTTAACCTTAGCGTTTTTAACGTCCTCAAC